ATCATGGTAAAGGTACTTCTAATGAGGAATTAATTCTTAATAGAGGTTATCTACCAGTATATGATTGTGGTCAAGCTACTTATATTTGGAGAAAATGATAGTGTCAGATAGAGTTAAAAAGAAATATTATCATAATGGCATTGTTAATAAAACGTATGAAGAGGGTAAACAGCCTGATGGTTTTGTATTAGGGATGCTACCACGTACTAAAGAAAAACAAGATGCTATTAATAGGAAGAGAGAAGAGACTACATTAGCTAAGTACGGTGTTTCTCATGTGTCGCATTTAAGTGATGTTAAGTCTAAAAAGAAAAAGTCTTTACTAGAGCATTATGGGGTAGATAATCCATCTAAGTCTAAGGAGATACAAAATAAGAAAAGAGATATCTTTATTAAGATGTATGGTGTAGATAACCCTATGAAGTCTGAAGAGATTAAACAGAAGTTTAGGGATAACTATAACACTAAATATGGTGTAGATAATCCTTTTCAATTAGATGTTGTTAAAGATAAAATCAAAGATACTAATAGGGAAAATTTAGGTGTAGATTATCCTACACAATGTCAAGAGGTTAGAGATAAAGTGCGTTCTACTTTTATGGAACGATATGGTGTACCATATACGTTTATGTTATCTAAAGAATGGGTAGAAGCTAATGACAGTAAGCCTAATCGTGATTTTGCTAGTTTATTAGATGCTAATAAAATTACATATGAGCGTGAATTTAGGTGTGGTAAATA